TTATTCAAAATCTAACAAATCACTTTCTACGATTGCTTCAAGCGCTAAAGTTTTTCTTCCTGCATCTTCAAAATCTATAACAATAGTATTATCTTTGATTTCTACCACTTTACCAATTCCAAAGAATGAATGTTTAACTGTTGAACCCGCAACATCTTTGTGAGCTTCAACCCATTCTTTAACTTTCTCATTTTCTTCTTGCTCTTGAAGAAGTCCAGAATGTTTCATCAATTCGACTGTCTCAAAATATCCGTCTACAAATGTTTGTTTGAAATCTGAACCCGTAGGAATTTCTGGACGTTCTACAGGTTCTCCCAAATCTAACATCAAACGAATAGCTTTCAAAATAACGTCATCAGATACGTTACGACTGTCAATTTGTCCGCCAACTGCGTCGCCGTAAACACCGTAGAAATGGCCATCTTCGCCATTGTGTCCATAAATATCCATGATATTGCTTGTTTCACAGTTGCAATATACTGCCCCATCTTCATTGACAATAGCGTATGATACGTCGTTGTTTTTGATTGTTTCAAGTAGCTGATTTGCTTTTTCCATTTTCAATTCCTCTGCGTATTTTGTTAACTTGCTAGCCACTTTTAAGCTAAGATTTTCAATTTTCCTTGTACCTGACTTAATATTTGATAAGCTAGGCTGGGCCACTCCGGTTGCTTTTGAAATTTCGTATTGGCTGAAATTATCAAGCAACCATTTAATTTTTTTACTATCAGCTTCCATCTGACTTCCTCCTATTTAATAAAAAAGTAAATAACAGCAACAATCACGATTAACCAGATGATGAATGCTGTCCAATTAAAAGGATGCTTGGTGATTCTAAAATTTACTTTCATAAGAATTTTTGATATACTATACATAAGCCCCCTTAGGGGCGGGGAGGTTTACTCCCCGATTTCGATTTGCCATTCAAAGCTGATGATTACTAAGTTTATCTTGACGGAGAACTTGAATTTCAGTTTTGATGGCTTTTTCTTATGCTTGGCTCGCATATCTTTACCTCCTATTTCATTTGTAAGGTCTGCCAACCTCCTTACATTATTATTATATAACATTTGTTATATATTGTCAACCCTTTTTACAAACTTTTTTTAAAATTTTTTTATTTTTTTACAACAAAAAAGCCCTACCAGCCTAAGCCGGTAGGGTCGAATTAAATTTTAATATTTCTATGTTTTTATTTTATCAGAGTTTCCGCTCTGTTTTTATGACAACACGCCCCAAAGGTCGATTCTATTCCCTGCTTCATCAGTTTGGCCAATCGCTAAGTAATTACGATTGCCAGACTCTCCGACATAGGAAATCCAGCGATAGCCGTCATTAGACCCTTTAGAATCATAATGGACTTTGTCGCCTGGCTGATAGACTGCTACGATTTCGCCCGTCAAGCTAGGTTCACGGCGGACATTGATAGGGCTGTCGCCGACTGTGAAAGTAGCGTCTTCTGGGAAGAATGGAACTTCGTGATTGTCCATAACTTCTGTGATGGCTTCTTTCAATTCTTGTTTAGGAAGTGATTCGCCTTTTGGACGGAAAGCCGTTGGGTAAAGAATCGAATAAGGGAAGATTTGGACATCAAAAACACCTCCGCCAAAAGGTCCGGGTGCTCCGCCTTGGTTTTGTCCAAGGAATTGGCCATTCACGCCGTCGACATCTCCAACGAAAATGGCTACGTGAGATACAGGAGTTAGCGGAGATTCTACAAAGATACATACTTCCCCGCCTTCCAAATTCTCTACTTCGTCAAAGTAATCTAAAATGCCGTTTTCGTGGCGTTGATTCCACAAGTCCTTGACATAGAGCGAATCCGTACAGTTAGAAAACGGAACGCCTAGCCAAAGACAGTATTTAGCGTACCCGTCCCAACATTGCCAACCAAACCAGCCGTCAATGTCAAATCCTGAGCCTAAGACTTCGTTTTGAAATAATTTGACTTTATCCATTGTGATTTCTCCTCTTATTTTTTCCAAGAGTCATTAGCCGTTTTAACGGCTGACTCAATAAATGTATTAAGTTGATCGTTAGTAAGATAAATATTGTATGCTTCCAGACTTTCAATCAAGCTAGTTTTAGCATGTTCAAATTTATCTTGTCCGTTGATTCCCAATTTGTCCGCTACTTGTTCCGTAGCCTGTACGGCATTTTTAGCTAGGATTTCAGCCGTTTCAATGGCTTTCTTTCCTCCTCTGGTTAAGAGGTACTGTTTGACAGAGTTAACGACAATACCAACTAGCACTACTAAAACGCTCATAGCTCCGCTTACGACAATATCTGTAATTTGATTCATTTTTTACTTTCTCCTTTTTTCTTTTTGATTAATTTGCTAGGCTCTTCTAGGCCTTCTTTTAGCTGGAATTTTTCGTGATCTATATTTTGTTTTACAAAATGATCTAGGCCTGGAATTTCTACGCCCAAGGCCGACAAACTGGCCAGAATACTTGATCCGTAGGCCGCCATCATAGCCATTATAAATGCGTCAACGACTGGCGCCAGATTCATATATAATGCGAAGGGGTAGCCAATCGCTGTTATCAAAATCATAGCTGTGTGGCTGACTAGGCCTTTCCGCCATTTTCGGCTTGAAAAATCATGATAAGCCCAAGCTCTGGATACTCCTAAGATAATATCAAGGGCCACAATTAGCATGAGCGCAAAAACTATGAAATGCTCGTCGATTCCGTGAGCGTAGAATTCCTTCACGACCTCAAAGATCCCGAAAATTCCATCTGGTTCTACTACTTCCACAAATTACTTACCCCTTCCCAACGAACGGCCAAGCTGTCGCTGTTCCAAGCTCTAGCTTACCGCCTTTCTTAAATTCGTCTACAGGCTCGCCATTATAAGTAAATGTTTTTTGTGCCTGAATTAATACTTTGATGCCCTCACCGTTTAACTCTTGATGCTTCGGATCCTCCAAAACAAACAGATCATCTGCTTGGAACGTATCGCCTACTTTAGCGACTGGCAACAGATCCATGTATTGCTTGTAGATGGTTCCGTAAGCGATATTCTCGGACATCACGGCATTTAAGATAGATACATGCGTTAATTTAGCATTGTTTTCAACCAGCTTGTTAATCGTTTCAAGCTGTTTTTTCTGCTCTTCGACCTTTAAGTCTCGCTCTTTGGCTTTAACTTTCAGATTATCGATCTCTTGGACGCTCTCAGAGATAGCACGTTCTGCGTACTCTGATTTAAAATAAGCGTCTTTCGCAAGCTCCACAACCTCTGTATCTGGTTTGTTTCGACAATCCCCAGCGACACGCTGAGTGTAGCTGTCGAAGCCTCCGCTAGTAGCATTTAGTGATACGTCTGTGTGCGTGATATCCCCTTCTTCATCATAGACTGGATACTTGCCTATTACTGCGTATGTTCTCATTGTTCGACTCCTTCTACTTTTAATTCGTCAAGTTGTTTTTGCAGGCTATCTTTAGCCTCTGTCAGTTCCTTATTGTGTTCTTGAAGTCGTTTATTTTCGGCCTCAAGTTCCTTGATGTACCTGTCACTTATCGCCGATTGGGCCTGCAATGTAGCGATTGTTACTGCTTTTTGACCAATCTCAGTTGCTAAGTTCGTGTACGCTTTAGCTTGGAATTCCTCTTCCATGTGTTCTCCTTTCTTTATTTAAAACCGTATTTATTCAAAACCCCGGTAATATGGCTTCTGATGCTTTGGTTTTTCAAATCCCAACCATATTTTGAGATCTGGCCAAGACAGGTCAGCAAATCCCATAGATAAGTACCTACGTTATAAGCGCTTTTTCCTACGAAAATATTATCGATCCAAGCGCCCGAAAAATGCTTATCACCACGCCCCAAATTGTGCCGTACGCCCTTTTCGTTCCCTGGAATCAGATAAGAGCTTCCATCTTGCGTGTTATTATGGATAATCCATGGGCTACGGTAACGACCGTTTGAGTAGAAGATGATACGATCTCCGACAAATTCATATAGCGACTCTTGCACTCCATTCTTAGACCCTGACCACAAGCGAGAACCTGCGAAACTCTCATTCTGAGTATCCTCTGTCCTGTCGTGGTTGGTCCCTATTACGATACGGGCCGCCTTGGAATCTCTCATATACTCACCGATAAAACCAGCCTGGCCGAATTGCAGGAATTGAGAAGAGCTAGTATCGTCAATACGTCTAATGGTACCTGTGTTGCTGTACAGGTTCAGCGTACCCTCGTTGAGGTCAAAAACGGTCTTATCGTTGATAGCTGAAATCTGCTTGCCCTTTAGCCACTCGACCAGTGCGAACTCGATTTTAGCCTTGATAAACTCAGAGTTCAAACCGACAATGTTATTAACATTCAAGTTAAAAATGTTAGCTTGTGAAGCATCAATTTCTTTGATGTGCGCCGTGTCGATTTGAGCCTTGGCAATCATAGCGCCCTTGATGACTCCATCTTCAACATAGGTTTTCTTGCCAATAGACAGCAGACCTTCATTAATTCTAATCGAACCATCAGGATTTAGATTGAGTTGGCCCAAGACGTCTCCTGCGCTTGTTAAACTGCGGATGGAATAGCTATTATTAAGCTGTGTAACTTGAGTTCTGACGGCTTCTATAGGCTCCGCACTGTCTTCCGGGGCTGGTTGCCATTTGCGGTCATTCTCGCCCTCGTAAAAGTCTAGCTCAGTCATAAACAGACCGCCCCATTTCTTCGGATTGTTACGGTCAAACTCAAATTGGAGATAGCCGTCATCAAATTCACCGATATTAAACTTAAATGATTTTTTGACGGTTTTAGTGTTGCTAAACACTGGCCCATCTGTCCATTGAGGCCTTCCATCAAAAACAAGTTGCTTTTCTTCAAAGTCTGCCGTAGACCCCTTTTTACGTTTGCAGAAGTAGATCCGAAAATACTTAGAATTATTATCAAACCCTAGAATATTCAACGTGTAGTCTGTGATTCTCTTTACAATGAAGCGTGGACTTCTAACGACGGCTCCCGGTCTCAATTCGAACATTCTTTTCTGGCCGTTTAGGTAGAATGAGTGGGCTGTGAAGCCTAGCTTGTTATTAGCTTCTGTCCAGTATTTCAACCCGTCGTCTGCCCGTGAATTTCGGAGCATGTTAGGGCCACCAGAGGTTGAATATTTCCCAACTTCTGTTTGGAAAATCTGGCTATTTAAGACCATTCGGGAAACGTTGTTAGCGATCTGATTGCCTGCCGTGCCGAAAGTTTGAACCAATGTATCAGATGTGCGCTTAAATTCGCTATAGGCCGTCTGGTTATCGGATAGTTGCTTGGTGATCGTTGCATATTGGCCATCTAGGCCGTTTTTGTATGTTGCAAACTGCGCCACTTTGCTATCCGTCAGGTTGAAATGTTGCTCAATTTCATTGATCTTTTCGTTATATGTGTTTTTAGCCACATATCCCTTGCTAATCTCAACCCGTTCTTTTTCGACGCCTTCGGCCGTCTTACGCTCAATGTATTTATTAAACTTTTCTGAGGCTGAGCCGTCAGGGTTAAAGTTGGTAGAAATGGCATTGAGCCTTGTTTCAAGACCGTTTGCTGTCCGCTTAAACTCAGCTTGTGCTTGAGTGACCATATTTTGTTGATCCTCAATGGCTGGTACCCAGTCTGGATCATTGGTGCCGGTCGAAACCATCATATTCTTGATAGTGACGTTTCCTGACCCTTCGTCAATCTGGACGTAGTATTCTATGCGTTCGACATCTTCGCTTGTGCCAGAGTAGTACCTATACCAACCTAACGGCTGTGAGTATCTACCGGACTTTTGATTCGTGGTATCAATCGATAGACTGCCTGTTGTGTACTGGTTTATAACGTCATCCATTTGGGCGCCACCATTTTTAAAAGTCACCAAGCGACGGATCCGGAATTTCTTGACGGATTCATCTGCCGTATAGTCAAATGCTAGCCTCAGCTTGGTATCAGGAGTCCAGCCAAAAGAATCTTTTGAAAAAGTATAGATTTTCTCAGTATTTCCGGCCGTTTTCGGCGTTCCTGTGCCTAAAACGTAGTTCCGAAGGCCTACACTAGAGAACTGCTCTTTGACCCCGTTTATCAGCTCGGTTACTTTTGCCAAATTAGGCTTGCCGTCAAGTTCGGTCTGCATTTTCTGCTTGAAATCAGTCAGTTCATTGCCTACAGATTCGCTCTTCTGCTTGATGTTATCAATCTCACTTTTAGCCGATTCTGCAATTTTTTTGGCGTCTTCCGCTAGCCGGCCAAGGTCCGATTTTTTCAAATAGTCAGCTATCCGCTGTTCGGTTTGGGCGTTTTGCTCGTCCATTGCCTGTTTTAGCTCGTCGAACTTCTGATCTATCTTCTCTCTGAGGCTTACTTCGTTGTACGTTCTAAGGATTTCTTCCCAGACTTCGCCTGTCCAACGCAACATGATCTTATGTCCTTCATGTTCTGGATCTGGCTTATACCAGATGTCATTTATCATGACTTTCTTAGGATATTTCTTGGTCGGGTCCTCTTCGCTGTACCAGTTAGTATTAAAACCGTCTGCTGTACGGATATAGTCAGGTAGATCTTGGATAAAGCTATTAAATTCATTGTTGATAAATTCGCCTATCGCTTTATCTGCTACGCTCTGCGCCTTGGACGTTGAGCTTTCGCCCGTCCTATCCCCTAACTTCGTATCTGTAGACTGGTCATTTAGACGGTTGATTGTGATTTCAAAAATCCGTGTATCATAGTCTAACTTCCTGTCATGTCGGACCACTCGGATTGTGTCGCCGATTTTAACGCCCTTTAAGTAGACGCTCGAAGTCTTCAAGGTCAACTGAGGGCGTGAGGCTGTGATTAAAGACTGATAGGTTAGCTTGATAAGCTCGTTAGGGTCTTCTTCCTCCCCGAAATCGACAAAGCCAATCTTTGGACGTATAGAACCATCTGAGTTTTTGATCCCGTATCTCTGGGTCATTTCAGGGATTTCAAGATATTTCTGCCCTTTTGGCTTATCTAGTGGGTCTCCCTTGGCTTTGGACCAGACAACATCTTCAAAAGTGATTTTACGGCCGTAGCCGTCCCCACCCTTGCCGGATTCCTCAGCAGATGATACTTGCTCACCTTTGCCACGGCCGACAATAGCCGTGAAAATGTTGGTCCGTTCTACTTCTTGCAGGATTTCTAAGGCGTTGTGCCCGTACACTACCCGCTTTCCTACGGCTTCACCAATTTTCTTCTTAAAATCTATGTAGCGGGCGCCAATGCCGTTTCCGTTCATTTCAACGAAAAACTGCATTTCTAGGCCCCAGACCTTACATAATTTTTTCAAGGCCTCAAAAACTGAGGTGTAATAGAAATTAGTGCTATGTAGCGCCGTTTCAGCGATATAGCGAGCCTGCCAGTTGGTCCCTTGCAATAACTCGTTAATAACTGGCTTAGCTTGCGTACTTTTCGGGCGCTTGTCGTAGACAGGGGTCTTTCTCAGCTCCTCAATGCCAGACTGTACGCCAGTAAACGTCGTAATCTGGTCTTTCGTGGACTTCTGGGCCACATAGAAGTAATTGAATAGATGCGGGTCTTCGATTGATTGGATAGCCATATACTCAACCAGTTCAAGCTCATCATCATTTAACGCCTTAACTTCTGCTGTCAAACGCTCGGACACGTAATTTTCAGTGGTCAGGCTGTATTTTTGGAGTGCGGACTTAATCGCTGGCTTTCTGATGACTTTCAAAAGCCGTTCGTTTATATCAAATAAATAAATCAAGCTCTTTCGTCCCTCCAAACTATTTTCTTGACGGTCGCATTAATGGCCGTCACATTGTCCCCGTCTCGAACCGTAAATAGCTCTAACGGGCTGAATCGGTCTAATTCGCTCAGGATATTCCTGCCATCATAGGAAGTTTTAACCTCGTCCGGATCAAACAAGATAACAATATCTTTGCCGGCAGAATAGCTTCCGGAAAAAGATATGACCTTTGAGCCATTGACGATCTGGACCCTATCAGTAGCCTTTGAAACCGTGACTGTGATCGATTCCGGAAATACTTCCACGGCATCAATAAGAGAAATAGGCCCTGTTGATGTCTGAGGGCTTTTTTTCTTGTAGCCGTCCGGAATAAGCAGGCTGAACTTGCTAACAATGCTTAGGCTCGTCTCCTCGAAGCTGTCCGCTCCGTTAAAATAGCCGTAATAGATAAAATCTGGCTCGTCCTTGAATGAAATCTCAAGAAATCCGCTCTGCGCGTGAGTTCTTAAAATCTTGTTTAATTTAGCGAACTTATCCCGCATTTCAGCGCTGGTCTCAGCCGTTAGCTGATATTTAATTTCGATCGTCCGTTCTTCGTCTGAGTATTTATCTACCCAGACCCCACGACGGCCGGGCACGTTGGTAGTTGAGACGTCACGCCCCAAAATTCCACGTCCTGAAACGGTTAAATGGCGATACCCCTCAATTAGTCTGTTGAGGGGCTGGCCATTTATCATTAAATTGTCGCTAGGTTCAAAAGTAGCGACTTCATTATCTAATTTTTTTAAACTAGCATAATCATACATACTTTCTCACCTCTTTAGTAATTATCTAGTACAAGCTCTAGTTCTTGCTGACTTGTAATGTCGTTAGTAAATGCCCGATAGGCTGTATTTCCAAGTTTTAAAATGATGTCAGCGGCCTGTTGGCCTACTGTGAGGGTTCCACCGTCAAAGTTGACGTTTGGATCATAGGCTGTAAGATTGCCTAATGCTCCGTCTACAGAGCTAAGCTCATCTTGGAAGGTTCCTGATAGATCCTTGTCAGTAAATGCATTGATGGCCCCTTGCGCCATGCTACCAACTGATTTTGCTACCTGTTCGGCCTTACTGTTAACCCCGATTATAAACCCTTGGTCAGTATAGACACCAAACTGTCTAAATACCCTTGATGGTGACTTGATACCAAGCAGGCCTTTAGCCCAGTCAATGGCGCCTTTAACGGCTCCACCGACTGCATCAATAAGCTTTCCAGCAAAGGCTGTGACACCTTTGACAAAACCTAAGATCAGGTCCTTACCGACGCTTAGAGCGCCACTGACAAAGCTTTTAGCTCCATTTACTGCGTTAGTAAATGCGTTCTTAACCGCATTAACAATATTAGAACCAGCGGTAGTTACTGTATTCACTACATTGTTCCAGCCGTTGGAAATCGTACTACCGATATTCGACATAAAATTGCCGATTGCGGAAGTGATCCCGCTCCAAGCGCTGGAAATGCCGGAAGAAATAGAACTCATTGTGCTAGACAAGAAGGAAGTAATCCCGTTCCAGACGCTAGAGAAGATGTTAGATATGGTATTCATGGTATTTGAGAAGAAGGATTTGATCCCCTCCCAAATCGAAGTAGCCACACTAACTATTCCATTCCAGATTGCTGTCAATACGTTTAATATCATGTTCCAGATAGCCTGTGTCTGCTCCAAAACAACATTCCAAGCGTTCACGATCGCTTGTTTGATTAAGTCAAAATTACCTGTAACAAGTCCTACGATTGTTAGCAAAATACCAGCAAATACGGCCTTAATAGCTTCCCAGATATGGCCCCAGAACTCGGAAATAAGATTGAGGACATTTTGGATAATGGTCCAGATTTGATTTAAAACAGTTGAAACGACGCTAGAGATAGCGTTCCAAACTGCGCTAAATGCGCTAGAGATAGCGTTCCAGATTGTGTTCCAAGTATCTGAAATCACGGTCAATGTAGCATTGATGAAATCGCCGATCCCTTGCAATGCCGTTTTGACCAAGTTAGAAATAAATTCCCAGACTGGACCTAAAACGGTTGATAAGGTATTCCAGATTACTGTCCAGATCTCTTTCAGCAACTCAAGGCCTGCTTGAATCACTTGAATTAAGCCTTGGATAGCAATGCCTACAGCCGATTTAATGCCTTCCCAGATTCCGACTGCTACGCCTTTCAGCGTTTCCCATGCTCCGGACCAATCACCGTTGATAATCTGCATGATGGCTTTGATAATGCCTAAGATGGCATTTAAAGCCGTCCCGACAAGGGATTTTATGGTGTTCCAGACCGTCTGAACGATCGGAACAATCGTATTCCAGCCTGCCTCAATGACAGGGGCTATGGCGTTTGTTATCGTCTCAACAACGGCCTTAATAGCGTTCCAAATGTTAGTGGCTGTCTGTAATATTAATTGATGGTTTTCGTTCCACCAAGAAACCAGACCGCCAAATAAACTCTTGACAACACTTACAATCTCATTGATAACCGCTGAAATAGCGCTTGAGACAGCTTTGAAGGCCGAATTGACCTTGTTTCGGAACTCTTCGCTGGTCTTATAGACACCGACCAAAACGCCTATTAAACTACCAACAATAGCTACAACTACCAAGAATGGGGCGCCGATAGACGATACAGCACCAACTATTTTTGCAAAAACAACACTTAGAGAGCTTCCACCACTATTAAGCAAGGCGAACCAGCTCGTAACCTTCGACACAATGGCCCCAATTCCTGTAAATACAGAAATAAGCCTACTTACACCGTACGTTATGGCCCCGAAGGCTGTTAAAACTGGACCTGCTGAAACAACAATGGCGCCAATCCATTTCTGCCAAGGAGACAGCGGGAGATTATCCCAGATTGTCTTCAAAACCCGTACAATGTTATTTTTGAACGTAATAACCGTGTCTTTCAGGTTCTGCATTAGGCCCTTGATGTCTGCGTTTTTCTGACCAAGGCCTGCCACAAGGTTTTGAGCCGAAGCCTTCATAGCTTCAAATGATCCGGATACCGTTTCACTCGCTTCTTTAGCTGTGGTTCCGGTTATTCCTAGTCTTTCTTGTGTAACGTGGATAGCTTGGATTAGCTTGTCAAACGGGATGTCTTTCACGTTTTTGGCTGTAGCCTTAAATGAGTCGCCCATTACGCCAGATTCATTGACCAAGCGGGCCATTTCTTCTTGAGTGCCACCATAACCAAGTTTCAGGTTGTCCAGCATTGTATAGTTATCCTTCGCAAAGCCTTGGTAGGCGTTTTGAATATCTGTGATATTCGTACCAAATTTGTTTGCGTTGTCGGACATATCCACAATGGCCATGTCGGCATATTTGGCGGCCTGTGCAGTATCTCCACCCAAACCTTGAAGAAGGCTGGCAGAGAATGAAGTGACCTGCTCCATGTATTTCACGCCAGAAACACCAGCCCGCTTATAGGCTGTTTCTGAGTTCTTGATGACCGTATCAGCGGAACCCTTAAACATAGTCTCGATACCACCTACGGCCTGTTCCAAGCTTGCAAAGGATTTGACGACTCCACCAATGGCGCCGACGACCGGAAGAGTAAATCCGGCTGTCATACCAGCCCCTACCTTCATCATGGCCCCGCCGACATTGTTAAGCGTACCGCTCAATTTCTCAAGGCTTGAGCCTGTCTGGTTCTTCAAGCTTTGAAGCGAGGCTTGAGCCTCTTTCATGCCTCTTGCAAAGTCGGAGACGTTGGCTTTTAGTATGGCGCTAACGTCAAATGATACTCCCATCAGCTACCTCCTTTCTTCGCATGATTAATTAGCCTGTTTCTTTCGGCCATATCAAGCCTTCTGGCTGGTATAGCTTCTTTTTCAGGCTGATTTTTTTTGAAAATCTTCTCAAATTCTTCTTTGTGGTTGTAAAACTCTTCAAATGTCTTAAATGCAGGCCGTGCAGACTTGCCCTTGCCCTTTTGGGCCTTGACAGACTGGTTAAACCAAGCCTGTATGGCTGAATTAAGGCGTTTGTCCTCTTGTCTGATGGCATAAGCCATATTATAGATTTCAAACTCTTCTAGCGTAGTCCGCATAGCCTCTTTAAAACTCATTCCATGCCTGGCAATAAGCAAAGCTAGAGCTTCATCATAACCAAAATCAGAACTTGACGAGCTAGAGGCCCCTACTCTGTCAGATTCATTGCCTTTTTGAGCAGGGGAGACGCTTTTAACTCGTCAACAATCGCATTGATAGTTTCGTCATACTTATCATTTACGACAAGATCTTCCAAATAAGCCTCAATAGCTTCATTTGATGGTTTTTGATTTTCGGTTACTGTTCCCGCTTTAATCAAGTCAATAAATGCCAACGGGTCGTTTAGAGCTTGTCCTGCATTAAACATAGTCATTGCACCATATCCAGTCTTCATGCCTTCCATTTCGACGGAATGAAGCTTGTTCATTTCTCGCAAAAAGCCAATGCCAAAGCGTAGAGTATACTCACGACCGCCAATATTTAAAATCATTTGTTATTTTCTCCTTTAATCTAAAAAAATAAGGGGCATTAAGCCCCTAAATTAAACTTCTTCGCCCGGTTTGGCTTCTTCTTTGGCCAAAGTATGATATTCATACTGTGTAGCCTCAAGAGCCAATTTCTGAGAAGCTGTAAGCTCGTCAGTTTGGATAATTCCGTTGCCGTCGATAGCAATTTCGTAGGTCAACTCTACCTTATCATCAGCAGGCGCTGAAATCTCAAAGTTCTTAAAATAACCTTGGTAGTATTCCACGTCGTATTTTTCCTTGCCACCTTCGGTCTTCTTGCTTCCAAGGTCCACAATCCAGACTTCGATTTTGTCTGTGTTGCGGAACCATTTGCGCATTTCTTTCCACATGTTCACCGTGTCTTTGTCTTCACGGTAGGCAAGAGAAGTACATTCTCCTGACGTTTCACCGTCTGAAACTGAGTTCACGACACCATCTTTTGTTTTAGTGGTTTCTACTTCTTTTTCAGCGTTCAGCGTCAGCTCAGTCTGGAAGCGAACCTTACCGGCGTCTTGTTTTGTCCGGTCTTTTAGGCGACGGAAAAAGGCGATATAGTCTTTTCCTTGAATTAAATCTGCCATTATTTATCTTTCTCCTTTTTTGTAAAATTAAAAGTAAAATCCAGCACTACGTGAAGCAGTGGCTGGACATCTGTATTATCGGGTATGATTTGCTTGCTTGTAGTTGTGTGTTGTAAATGGTACTCCCATTTTCCAGAAATCAGCTTGACCATAGTCTCTAAATATGCTGAAATGTCGTCCAGAGTGGTCCTCTGTGACGTTTTAGCGTAAATATGGACCGTTTGGCCGACTGTCCCAAAAAGGTCCCTGTTTTGGGCCTCTTGGGCGCTATTCTCGCCAATGTAGACAAAGGGGTATTGTGTCCCAGCCTCTGGCAAAAAATCGAAAGTCTTTTCTCGCTTCTCTGCCATCTGGTAAATAAGCCTAAACAACTCATGGTTTGGCGTCATTCAAATACTCCTTTCATTACTTTGGTCATGTCGTCCTGAAATTGTGGCTGTACCTCTTGAAGCATAGGGCGCATGAATGGCTTTCCTGATTGATAACGGGTCCCGTACTCTTGATAGCCCGAATAGCCAGCCTCTGCGTTGATATGTGCCTCCATTCCATGATAAGACGTTTTGATATTGCTTTTAAGGAAGCCTGTATCAACTGGCGCCTTGCTTTTGGCTATGGATTTACCACGTTCAGCATGGTTTTTCAGGACTTCGATAGACTGCTTAACAGCGTTCGGGTGAGCATTGTAGATCGTCATTGTCAGCTTCTCTAAGCCCTGCCATTTAATGTCAAATCCCATTTGGTCCTACCTTTTTCAACCGTACAGCGCCCTTAATTGGGGCGTCGATTGCTTCGATTGGCTCATAAATGGCATTTTCAAAAATAGCTTGCCTAAATGGTGCTTGTTCCTGCTGGAATCGGCAAGAGATAATTACATCTGTCCGGTTTCCGTACAGTTCAAATACCTTTGATTGGCTGACTTTGTTTACAAGACAAGGCACTGGTTTGGTGCTTTGTCCCTGACTCTCGTATATATCCTTTTCAGGATTGTATTTCTCACGCTCTCCACGAATTAGAGTGATCCGATTAGGTGTTTTCATAGGAAAATTGCCTTCCCACGCTGTCTTTGTGAGCCGTCAAGACCAAAATCCTTGTTGAGAATGGCCATATACGGCTTAAAGAGGTTATCCCATTCCTGATAGGTCACGGAATAGCCGTCAACCGTTTCAGAGGTTACGCTCTCAGATCCCTTTCTTCCGTACAATTTATACACAACATTTTCAATCATAAAATTATACTTACTTGGTATCTCAGAGATCCCAACAAGGGCCTTGAAATAGCTTTCTGCATCATCTATTAGATCATTTAACAAATCATTTTCTAGGTTGTCGGCTGGATCGATACCCAACCGACGCTTAATCTTTGCTAGTTGGGTTTCTTCCATGCCTTACCCTTCCTTGTTTCCTTGCAAAAGAGCTACTAGATCAGCCTTCTTAGCGTCTGCGTCGTAAGAAATGCCTTGAGCGTCTAGCTGTTCTTTAAGCTCGGAAATTTTTAGTTTATCGATAGGTTTTTCTGCTTCTTCAACTGGTGCTTCTGTCACTTCTGGTGCTGGCGCTGGCTTATTGCCCTCTTTGGCAATGACGCCCTTGCCTACAAGCTCAGAAATGCGAGAATCAGAAACAGAAAAATCAGGGCGAGGATAAAAATCCCCTTCTTCGTAGAAGCGGTTGTTATCTTTGGTATCAATGATGTTTCTGGTTACAATGTAAGCCATTGTCTACCTCCTTTAAATTAAACGTTAGAAGCGTCTGTTAGCTTAGCAAATGCGTTAGTCTTAGTAATCATTACCGCAATGTCCATTGTGGCACGAATGGCAATCATTTCTTGCTCAAACAGGTTAACAGGCGTTCCGTCTGCATTCTGAATTGTTGAGATTTGACCCTCTTCCGAAATCTTATAGTTGATGTTGTAAGGTACACCGTAGATAAGATTATCAAAGTTACCAGCGAGCAAATCGCCTTTCTTAAACTGCTTAGACTTCATGTCTACTACTACAGTTCCATCTAGCTTGTTAGTTTCCTTGTCGTAGATAGTCTTCTTGTCGCCGTCACGAGCATCACGAAGAGCAGAGCGGTTAGATACACGAGACACAAACGCATTGATCTCAATATCATCATCAAGAAGCTTGTCTTCCAATTTCAAGATGTTTTCGTAAGTTACAGGTCCACCAATAACTTTGCTTGCGTCTTTGGCCGCATTAGCTACTGAGTTTGCAAATGGTGTTTCATGGCCAAGCAATCCTGCCTCGTCAATTTTGGTATAAAACGCTTCAACGATTTGAGGTTTCATATCCTCAAAGAATTTTTTCCAAGTGTAATTCAGTGCTTCACGAGAAGCAAGAAGGATGATACCAAGCTTATGAGCTTTCAGCTTAACAGGAATGACTTCTGGCTTATCTGTCTTGATTTTTTCGGTTTCATTTACCCAGTAAGCAGATACTCCGTCGGTTTGGACGTAAACTGTTTTTTCTTGTTCTCCGTCCATTTCGTGGTACTTGCCAAGTTGCATTACAAGTGAATTTTCTGCAACATCTTTCATGATGATGTCGGTCATTTGTTTGGTAAAAGTTCCGTCTTTCTTCTCAGAAACTAAAACTTTTTCAGGGTTAAAAACTTGTACTGTCATTTATGTTTCTCCTTTAATTAAATAATTCTTGAGTTGCGGAAGATGTCCCCGCTAGACTTAGCGCCTGAATCGCCAAAAGATGATGAAACTGCTGGCGGTTCTGATTGTGTGTACTCAGCTTTAATCTCGCTGATAATTCCTTCAAAGTCCGCAATGGCCTGCAATGTGCCGTCTGCTGTGTCCTTGACGACGAAGGCAAGCACCTTGTCGCTTACTGGCAACTTGCGACTTGATAGGGTTTTAATGGCTTCTTCTGTAAGCTCTCGCTTGGTCTGTTCCTTTTCAAGACCTGCGATCTTATCAAGCAATTCCTGCTTTTCAGCTTCGGCCACTTGTCGGCGATATTCTTCCAGCTCTTTACCGGACAGTTCATTCTCTGCCTTGTATTGTTCAAGAGCTTTAGAAATCGCTTCTTGTGTTGATTGAGCGTGCTTTTTCTCCGCCTGCTCTAATCGTCTTTGCATTTCAGCTACAGACACCATCTTCTCTGGCTCAGGAGTTGGCCCTGCAGGGACTTCATTTTCTGGTGCGCCAGATTCAGCTTGAGGCTCTGCGCCTTCTGCAAAAAGTTGCAAATTACGCAAATCCATGCGTAACATAAATTTATTTTTTGCCATTGTAGGCTCCTTTCTTACGCTTTTACGGGCAACCTCCCCGAACTCATGCACCTTTTAACGTCCTAAGCACGGTTTGGACAAAGATAAGCGCTCCGGTGGACTCGAACCACCCGCCAGATTCCAAAGACTCGAACTTGGTCAACCCGTGAAGCAGGATCGAACTGCCTCCCCTTTGAGCGCAAAATAAAAGAAGATGAACTCAATTATTCATCTTCCGTGTAATCATAATCATCTAGCGTGCTACCGCCTGACTTATATTTCATCTTGATATGACCATAGGCCGAACAGCGACAGTTAGGGTGCATTGGGAACATGTTCACGCCCTTCTCAACCTTATCAATAGGAATTGCCTTTCGGTCAAGCGGTCCGCATATATCACAAGCCCCCGGCTCTGCTACATAGATCATGTGAGTAAAGCCATTGTCTTTTAGCATGGCAAGCTGTGTGTCTGCGTTAATACGTGCTATCTCGGTTTTTAAGAGCCTCTTAGCGTTTTCTTTGCTAGTGCCGTACCTGTTAGCCAAGAGCTTGGCTTCCTGCTTGTAACCCATCATGTCCGTGTAGATACGATTGAGTGAGGAGAAGACGTCTCTTTGCAAGTTGGCGTGTAAGCCCGTCCTACCCCAAACACGACTTGAAAAATTCTGGCCGTAGAAATCAGCGTCTAAAATGCTCTTCATGCGTTTTTCTGCTCCGCTGGAAGAAACACCCAAAATCCCTGCTTGACGCTTGTATTCGTTCAAAAATTCGTCCGCTCTAGCCTTGTCAAAGACTTGGTTAACATCTGCTGTTAGATTTTGCATTTCAAGGGCTAGCTCGGCCTTTAAAAGCTCTAATCTGCTGACCTTCATCTTCAAATTGTAGGTCCTTAGCATACTATTTGTCTTGTTGCTAAAGTCTTTGTTCTTGACAGCCCGTCTGGCCTTGTCATTAAACTTAGTAACGTCAAACTCTGAGGCTCTTTTCATTGCCTCTTGTTTGGTCAGGCCTTCCTTGCCGGCATAGGTCATGTAAAAACGGTCTATTTCAGACTGCAAGCGGTCGTATGACTCCTTATACAACCTAGATAAGAGCTTATCCCGCTCTATATCCCGCTTAATCAGTTCAGCCTGAGCCTTACGCTCGGCATTGTATAGTCTATTATTCCTCTTCGTCTGGCTGTTCGTCATCTTTAGCACCTACAATCCGGCTAATTTCTCTGTCGCTGGCCCCTTGTTCCTTCAAAATACGGCTCTGCTCGGTCTTGTAGTCCGTGAAGCTTGCATTATTCATCAGGGTTTCTTGCGACAAGGCGCCTCCTGCCTCAATATAGGCTTTAATTTCGGTCCAGACATCTTGTGGTATGTTCGGGTGGAAGGTAAAGGTCAGCTTGTTAGCTTCGATAATTGAGCCATTGATGGCTTTGTGTACATTGCTGATAAGCTCGTATCTGCGACGTAGGGCCTTTGTGTAGTAGGTCTCCTTATCTTTACGGACCTGCTCAAGACCTATCATCTTGTACAGTAGAGCGATACCGGATGATGTAGAATTGAAGTGGTCGTCCTCAAGGTTAGGGATTCGGCTGAATTTCTGTATATCGTTTGCTAAGCGGTTCTTGTAAGCCTCTGTGCCTTGGACGTCATACTGCTTATAGATGTAGCCTGCGTCTGCTGTGGTCTGTTGACCATTAGCGCTAATCCCAGTCTGTAGTAACAGAGTGTTAGCGTCTTTCATTTTGGCCACATTCTCGGCACTTGCTCCGATTGCCTCAAGGTCTCCCTTAATTAATAGCATAGCGTCGTTCAGGTCGCTCATGTAATTGGCTGTGTCAGATTGGCCTGCGTCGTATGCGTCGATTAAAGAAATTTCGCTCTCGTAGTCACCCATTCTGAACCGATTATTCCACCACTCCACGACTGGCACGTCGTTGTATTCGTGCTTGCCAATCTCAGCCATTGCAAGCTTGATAGAGTTCGCTGAAAATGGCTTGTAACTGATAATCTGATCCTTGGTGTAGACCGTCATATTCACCTTGTCCGCAAAAATTGGCAAGTGTACAGCACAAATGATGTTCTGTTCTACCGTCAGATCACGGACCACGAACATTTCAAGCGGGCTTATCAAAACTACTCTATCTACGTTATCCCGATTTCTGAAATGGTACTCAAAGGCTCGGCCATAGACGGAAGCGTCAAAGGCTAAGTCGCCATTTAGGGCGTTGATGTCGTTCTGCCACTCGATCTCTTCGATAGTCTTTAACTGGTCCATATTAGCGCCTTCTAAGACTCCGATTGTAACCGGATTGCCGATCACATAGCTAGTAGCAAAACTTGAAATATATCCGCCCCATTTGTGACGGACCCGATAGTCTGCCTTCTCGTTATCAAGACGTCTATGGCCTGATAAGATGCTGTAATTGTCGCCTTGGGCATACGAAGCTAGGACCTTCAAACGCTTCTTTTGAGAGTCAAAGAACGTCTGTATCATGTCCCTTAGAGCCTTCCGGCCTGCGTCTGTATTTAAAAGGTCATCTGCTGACGTATATCTGAATTGTTCGTTCGATAGCGTGCCAAAATACAAGCTGTCAAACCTCGTCTTAGTCACGTTATCTATTCCGTGCTCAAACTCGTTTACTTTGTCCATTCTTACCTCCTGAACATCTTATTAATCTTACTGATTGCCTTATCAACGTTTACGTCTTTCTTGGTCTGATAAATGCGGTCTTGCAATGCGTACCTGATGGCATCTATGCAGTGATTGTAACTATCGACTGGCTCGTTAATGTATTCATTGGTCTTCTTATCTTTCTTCCATGTGTAATTTTCCAGCTCCTCAATCAGCTTGACGCATCTTTCATCTACTACCCAGTCATACTGCAGTAGATACTGGATTCCTTGCATGACCGATCCAGGGCCTTTCTGCACATCAACAACCCGAGGGATTCCAAGGTTTCTAAGCTCCTGATTAGATTTCTTCTCTGCTGAATCAGCCCGTATTTCTTCCTTGGCATACCCAAGGGCCTTGATACTTTCTGCAATCTTGTCATTGGTCAGATTCTTTCTAACAAATTCTTCTAGGACGTACAATTTCCTATTCTCGTCATCTATCCTGACGTGCATTAATGCTGACGGGTCATTGATAAACCCGTAGTCAAGACCAAAATAAGCCGGCAAATGCGCCAGCTCGTCTCTGTTTAATAGTCGCTTCTCATATTTTGGAAATACCAGCTTGTCAAGCGTTGCGAACTCACCCAAGGCATAAATCTTGTAGTAAGCCTCGTTACGGTTAGCCAGCTCTTCGATATTCTCTATCGTGACCTTATCAAGGAAGCGATTATCCTTGTACGACGTATGATAAACCACTGTATTTTTCGGACTTTTAACGAAAAATGCGTTGTAGGTCCAGTTGACCTTGGATACTGGGTTAAACATCAAGAAGATCTGCTTCTGCTTGTGCTTCTTATCCCGAAGACGAAGCGTAAGCTGTGTATAGTCGTCAAGCGTAAACTCGGAAGCCTCTTCCATGACAATATCTGATACGCCCTTGATGGACTTAATTTTTTCAGGGTTATCAAGCCCCTTAAAAATAAACTGGGCGCCGTTTGGCAACTCAATCCGATAAGCAGAATTATTGACCTTGCACTTGTCCAGTAGGCCCCAAGCGTCCAAGCATTGCTTGACGTCCTCAAAAATCGAATCATAGACCGTAGAGCCTACTTTCCGAAGGAATAGGACCTTGCGGGGATATTTCCAGTCTTGGCAAGCCTTAAACACAACCTTTTGAATGACGCCGTGACTCTTGCCAGAAGAAGCCCCGCCATAATGGACTTCGGTAAAGTGTGAGTAATCCGTTAACTTGTCGTATATGTGCTTGTTGAAGACCCTGCTAGGATAGTCAATGACTATTTCGATCTTGGGTCTACTCTTCGTCAGCATCCCACTCACCGACTTTTATTTCGATAGTTTTCTGGGTAATATCAATGTTATTTTGATACATGCCAAGCGTTTTAGCGTACTTGTCAGAGGCTGATAGCATGACCGCCAAATCAGGTGGGACCTCCTTGGCTATCTGGTAGCCCTCTCCGTCTCCGACAAGCTTTACATCTTGGATTTCACGCCTGATGATCTTAGCCCAGAACTGTTGTATGTCCACGGACGTTAGTAACGACAGTTCTGTCCTGCGTTCGTCAAAGGCTTTCTTTAGCGTTTCAACAACGGGCGGAATGTGTACATACTTTTCCATTCCTGCAAGCATGTTATGAGCTATCTTGCCAGCACTTCTTTCGCTAAATCCTGCTTCTTTTGCCGACTGCGTGCCGTTTTGGAACCCGTTGGCCATGTAGTTTAAAATAAAGGATTTCTGCCTGTTCCTAGAGGCCGGCCAATCAGACATAAGGTCATTTGCTATTGTCTTTAGTTCTTCAATCGCTAACTTCTCACGGTCATTCATTCGCTGACCTCCTTTCAGACAAAATAAAAAGTCGCTTGATGCGACTAAATGGGAAATACCGGAATCGAACCGGAAGAGGTTGCATGATTTTTTGAAAATGGTTTTTAATCATTATGTAAACTAGAAGGGTTTAAATCCACATGACAACAAAGGAAAATTTCAGACCTCTTAACCGTTATCCCCTTAATGCGCCCTAGCCACGGAAGGCGCTACTGTACGATTTTCTAATTTTTATTGTTTGTGGCTAAATAAAAGAGAGCCTGAAATCGCATCAGGAAACGGCCTAGCGCCCTCTCTTAACAAACCTTTGGGAGTTTAAAATGAAAATGAAACGAAACGTCAATTAGATCCTATCCGGTTCTGTTGACAATACTATTTTATCACTTAAAATCCCTTGTGATTCCCGCTCTTTTACCGCAAAATTACCGCAATTTTACCGCTTTTCACAAATTAAGATGCCGTTCCGATATTGCCAAGCAAAGGCAATCAAGGCCCTGTCTAGCAATTCCTGATAGCGGGTCTTCTCTATGTCTAATCTGTCATAGATTGCTACTGCCATTTCAGGGACTGTTTTAGTAAACCTTGAATGTAAAATAAATCGGTAAGTTGGGTTAATCAACCTTGAAATAGCCTGCTCGATCTCTTCCAGCTCGGCATAGGCATCTACCCTGTGTACTGCCAGATTCTCAACTTGCCGGCTCGGTCCGCCTCCGCCTCGCGGTTCGAAGGTAAAATCCTGTGTGATCCTCTGGATCGGTTCATCACAGGCAATTTCACGCCAAACAGGGTATTCTTTAAGCTTGTCCTTGGCTTTCTGGATCGTGGCCCGTTCGTCTATTTCTGGCAAGAGCGGGATAGGTCTCTCTTCAAGCATACTATCTCCTCATCACATTCTTTTACTTTTCTTTTTAGCCAGTCTCTACGCTTGGAAGCCACTTGTAGACCAAAGCTATTTTTGATTATAGCCAAACTTTCGGGCTCTAGGTCCTTCAAATAACATTCCTTGGTATGTTCTAGCTGTTCAATCCTACTTTCTATTTTTGATGTCATTTTATTACTTTCCCATCAAAAATCAGCGTAATGGTTCCTGTGCCGTCTTCGTTGTCCTTAGCATAAGCCCGACAATCGGCCTTGTACTCTCTGCCATCAATGGTGATGCTACGTTTCATCTTATCGACTTTGATAATAGCACCGCTAAACGCTTTAATTCTCATTCAATTTCCTCTCCCTTTCAAAAAATCCGGTATCTCGTCACCGATTTCTAATTGATTGTACTGATCGGCTGAAACCAAAAACTTGCCATAGGCCCCAGCAGTGACCGTGTAGCGCCCGTCTATTATCTCTTTATCCGTGATATAGCCGTGCATTTCGGCGCCTACATTATCAACCTGATAAATGATGATTGGCTGTTTTGGTTTGCCCAATACCGCCCCTGCGTAGAATGATACTAGACAGGAACCCAAGAAAAATATTAATTTAATCTCGGTCATGATTGGCCTCCAAAAGCTCTGGATTTTCAAAGATATTGCCGATTATTTCCATAAATTCATTGTTTTCACTCAAATCTAACTTTGAATTGTACCAAATATCTCTTCTAATCCATTTACCTTCTTCTATATCAAATTCGACAATTTCCCAAAAGTCCTCACCGGCATGTCCGAATAGAATATCTTTTTCAAAAATCTCCTTACAATTTTTGTCGAATAGTCCTGTAAATCGTCCAATTGTTTCTGGATTTACAGGACACCAAGAGCCGATATTTATATACTGTTCGTTAGCTTCTATGACTTCGTTGACAATGAATGCTTTTCCATTATCTTCTATCAGGTATCCGTATTGCCATTGACCTTTGCTATTTTCATCTATAGACAACCCTCTGTATGGATATATCATTTAATTACCTCCAGTAGTTCGTGGTTTTGATATACATTTCCGATAATTTCCTCATCTCCAGTCCACGCATATCCGCTTAGCAATCCCTTCAAGTATACGGCTGGCATTCCTCCTATGTATGTACCACCGTACTCCTTCTCTAAATATACTTCGTGAGGACATCCTCTGGTACATTTTATAATATCTCCAACAAAGACCTCCTGCCCGTTCTTATCAAACAAGCCTGTTGATTGCATGAGGATAACTTCATCCGCCTCACGTAGAAATGTGATGCCATCCCCAATAGATTCAAATTCCCCACGGTTGAAATTGATTACATCCACTAAATACATTTCCTTATCGGTCTTGTCCCATACTCTAAATTTTGGAATCATTCTTCCACCTCCTCAACTTCAATCCCTTCGCAATCAAACACCCATCCAAACCCAGCATCTTCTAGTTCTTTGCGGGTGTGTTTATTTATTACATTTCCCATTCCTAAATTTGCAAAAAACCATTTTCCTGTTATTTCGCTGAGAACTAAAAATTTTGTAGAATTTAGGACACCCTTCATCTTCACCAAATACCGCTTCTCTTTCTCGACCTCGTAGCCGATAGCACAAGCGAGATGTAATTTTTTAAAATTTCCTTTCTCTTCATTAACCCAGTCATATATTTCTTCTGGAACCATATCGTAATTTAAACCAAATAGATTGCCTCCAACTTTTTCAATCCACTCCGCCACAAAGTGCGGTACGACTGGCTTTTGTGGCTCTGAATTAGTCAATTTTTCATATTCTTGGATAAAAGTTTTTACATTTGTAAAACTTGGGGAATACCCAAAATTTTGCATTTGTTTCATCAATTTCCTAGTTAATTCTTTTTTATTCATTTTTCCTCCTCAAGTTAAAAACAAGATATTTTTACTTTCTTCAATCTTTTGTAAAAATCAACACGATATAGTCTGTGTTCAAGATATAACTTTTCCCGTTTTCGGTAATTTTAACTAAATTCTGGTCAGGGAAGAGCCTTTTAATTCGCTCTGGAACTGCGTGGATTTCACATTCTCCAAAATTAATTTCTGAATCTATAGTAGTTATCCCTTTAACTTTCATTTTATTTCCTCCTTGCCTATTTGTATGTTCCCATAATCAGGCGAATCACCAAGTGATGTGGATTTGCTTGTTGGATATAAATTTTTCGCCAGTAAGAATATTTTTACCATATGTAAAACGAAACTCTACCTTGAAACCATCCCCTAAAAGTTCCTTGATTCTCTCAAGTGTCCTTTCATCATCTAATCTACGCCTAGTATAGTCATCTCCGACTTTTAAGACGCTTATCAGATGACCTGTATAACCTTGTTTGGCTGATTCCTTAATAACTTTTTCTAAGTTATATTTTTTAAAGTAACGCTCAAACCACTTATCATAGCTTTCTGAACTAAGTTGTTGTACTTCATCAAATAATGTCATTTTAACCCCAATCTTTTATTTTTATAATTTTGAAATTTCATAGTATTCATAACCGCATGGCACACAGCAAAAGCCATAACTATTAAAGTATTCATCAAATACTCCAATTTCACTGTCACATACAGGACAATGCGTCCTGCGATATCTTTCTTCTTTGTTCAGACCGTTCAAAACTTTCTTTTTACGTTGTCGTTTGTTCATTCTATTTCCTCAATTTCTACCTCTATACGAGGGTTTAGGCTGTATACTTTTTTAGCGCAAATCTCCGAAACTTGCCCGTCGTCCTTCCAGAGTAGCGAGCTGTCAGAAATACTATCAAGTAGCGCCTTGAGGTAATTATCCAGGTCTGGCTTCCTGTAGACTGGTATTAGTTCATCTGCCAAGGCCTGCTGGTTCTTTTTGATTTTCTTGATATACTGCGGGGGCGATATATAGAACACAACAGACAGCCTGATAGGACCTTCTGCTACCTTATCAAGCAGGCACTCCTCGGCTATTAAATCCGTACATTTTCGGCGCCAAGTTTTCATATCCCCGGCTTCATAAGTCGTGGTAAAATTTCCACGCCTTGCAAACCTTGGCCTACTCTGTGGTTTTGGTTCGATATTTAGTGTTAATTTCATCCTATTTAATTTTTCACTCCTTAGATTTCGTCAAAAAAACTTAATTGCGTAACATGATTTTTTATTCTCTCTCTTGATACCTTGAAATAATAATCATCTATTTCGGCGCCTAAAAAATGCCTCTTTGTGTCTAATGCAGCAAGTGCCGTTGTTCCGCTCCCCATAAAACCGTCAAAAATTACGTCGCCAACCTTAGAATGTTTGAGAATACACCTTTTTATAAGTTCTAACGGTTTTTGGTTCTGGTGTACCATTTTTTCGGGACTGATTCGCTTGAAATCCCAAACATCTGTTAGACGATCGCCATTGAAAGGTCTTCGCCCTTTGTTTGCAAGAATAATCATTTCATATTGTTTTCCAAACTGTGCATCCAAGTCACCAGCTGTATGATTATTTTTTCTCCAAATTATGATGTTTTTCACCGTAAAATATTTTTCTATTTCACTTTTAAAAAAATCAATTTTATCAAACGAGCAAAACATATACATTGCTGTGTCATTTTTCAATACTCGGTGGCACTCTTTTATATATTGTTTTATCAATTCTGGGTTATCGTCGTTTGGAATAGTTTCTGAAAATTTATGATTTCCTTTTCGCCAATTTGTCTTGTAATTGATTAAATATGGTGGATCTGTGACGATTAAATCAATAACTTCATCTGGCATACGGCTCATAAGTTCTAACGTATCGCACTTCTCGATTGTGTCAATATTATTCAATAATTCCATAATTCTATTTAAAGTCCACCAGCCAATTTAAAAATGTGTGAGAAATAATGGCTTGGCTGGTGAAATCCTTTACGTCATTCGTCCAAGTCTGACGCTTATTTCTAGTTCGCTTTTAACGTGGTTCCCGGCACGTTGTTTTTTTATTTTTTATCGTTATTGTTGCTTCGTTCTCCGACTAAATAGCCAAGAAATAGCCATAAGATGGCCATTCCGGCCTCTCTAATAAAATCAATCATCATCTTCTCCTATTTCCATTGATTGTCCAGTTCTTCCTGAGTCAACGGCTCGATATTTTGATAGCCTTTGACAATATAATTTTTCTTATAATCAAATCCTAGCTGACTGAGACCTGCCTTAAATCGGTCTTTATCTTCCGTCCCCTCAAAATACACTTCAAGAATCATTTTTTGCGTGTATTTTTTAAGGCTGTTTTTAGCCCCTCTAAGAGCGTCCGACTCATTCTGGAGGATTTGCCCGCCGTCCAAGATTTCGCCCGTTTCTGGGTCTATTTGGCCCATTTTCTGACGAATTAGGACATCAGCTTCTTGTTTAGTTCGTTCTTTGGCTAAAATCTCCTGCTGTTCCCGCTCTGCTCTCTCTTGAGCAAGTCGGACTTCTTCTTTTTGCTTCTCGAAGGCATAGTCAGCCTTGATCTGCTCTAGGACTTCAACAAGGGTTAGGTCTCGCAACATTCGGAGGTATGGCTGGTCAGTCATTCCGTACTCAGCACATTGCCCGGAAATAGCTGATCTAGCTTTTTCAAATTCTTGTTGTTTTTGAAACTCAAAGGTCACTAGGTCATCTAGTGACTGCATTGTTGCTTTCTTGAGCGTCACACCGTCAGCCATGAAATCGCCAGCCTTGACATACTCAAGGGCCTTTTCATCAAAGAGACGAGGGTCTAGCATGTACTCAGCTGATTTATTAGCAATGTAAGATTTAACCGTGTCTAGTCTCAGGGATTTTTGGTGATTTTCAAAATCTTTCACATCTTTTGCGATTTTAAAGATCGTATCAGTCAGAGGCTTTTCTGTCGCTTTGATGTACTCGTCAAACTCATCTGCTGATTTCGATAATTCACGCTTAATTTTGATGCGTTCGTCTGAGATTTGTTTGCTGAGCTTTCGCAAATCGGCTAAAACTTTCTTATCGTCCTTGATGGTTGAGGCTGTGACCACGTAATTTTGATATTTGGCCACGACTTCGTTTATATTTTGCTCAAATTTTTCACGGTCAATGATTTCGACCTGAGCCTGTGTTACTTTTGCTTGTAATTCTTGCATGTTCGGCCTCCCGTCTAGTAATTAAGGCTATTGCCGAGCGAGTCTGCTTGCATTGGATTGGTTTCTTGCAGTGGATTTTCTGGCTCTTCTTCAACCTCTACAGGTTCAACCTCTTTCTTCTGGCGTTGTTCCTGCTCTTGCTTTAATTTCTCAATCTGTGCTTGTTTGCGAGCAAGGACGTCTTCACGGCTTTCTTGAGGGGTCACGTCTTTAGGCTCTCGTAGTTCGTCGGCCTCATAAAGTCCGCCTAACTCGTTAGGAAAAGCGTTTCTTAATGCGGTCACTAAGGCCACTTTGTGGATCATAACAGCGGGCTTTTCGTCCCATGTGTTGGGTTTATTTTCTTTGCCGTACTGGTTGATTTTTCCCTCTTTCCTGATTTTGGAATTGTCATATTCTGAGAAAGTGACCTCTGCTCTCGTTGGGTGTGTTCGATCTTTTCGATATACTACGGCCCAAGCTCCAAGAATCTCTGCTCCTTGTGGCAAGAAAGCGCCCTCTGACCGTTGGATCTCCCCATCTTTTTCAAAGATGATTCCTGAATCCATTCCGTCATATTGAGGGTGAGCGTCAGCTTTTTTTTGAAAAGCTTTCAGAGCTACCACGATTTGAGCTGGCTGATTTCCGTATTTAATAAAATAAATTTCTTTTGTAAAAGGGTTTAGGTTCTGAACCCTTGCTTGAGCGATAAAGTATGCAAGCTCTTCATCACTAGCTTTGCCCTGCGGGTCAAGATATTTCCTAACAATTCCGCTGGTCAAAGTCTGCGGGTCTTCTAAAAAATTTCTTTCTGCTGTTTGAATATCGTTACTCATTTTCATTTCTCCTTCGTTTAATCCATTTCACATAGCTGTTTGTCTATCCAGCTATCGTATACTTCATCCTCATCTTCTTCTGGCTCTGTATACGGTTTTTGCGGTGTACTGAGCCATCTGTCATAATCAAACGGTCCCATCTTCTCCTTTTTCCTCTTCTTGTTCCTCTTCTTCGTCTTCATCCTCTTTATCCTTTAGCAAAATATCTGTAGCTTCGTCTAGGCTCTTTCCTTCCAGGACATCTTTTAAGATATGGCTAAAATCGTGCATAGCTTCCGCTTTGATTCGCCCCTTTTTATTTTCTGGAAAGAATCCAATATCCTGAGCCAATAGGTAAGCTAAGCTTGAATCGTGAAGTTCTTTTTGCAAAGTCTTGATGCGTTTAATAGTTTTGTTTGCTTTAAAAATGTTTGTCATGATTTTTCCTCCTGTGGATTTTTTGAAAATCCCTATATATTATTTATTAATATTATTATTAGTTTGTTGTTGGTTAGTCTTTATTTTTCATTAGTGGCGCAAGCCTTAGATTATTATTAAGTTAGTTATTATTATTTATTAGTTATTATTAGTGTCGGATTCTTCAACTTTTGAACTTTTCAACTTTGAAAAATTCAACTTTTGAACTTTTCAACTTTGTAAAACCCGTAAGTTGTAAAATCAATCCTCGTCTTCTCCTGTGGATAACTCCTTTTCAAGGCTACTTGTCCAGTATTCCCAAAAATCATCTGTGATAGGTACATCTTGGACCAGAGGATAATTTTGAATCCCTTTGCCTCGGCCAAAGCTTTTTCGATAGATTCGGATATAACCCGCATCTTTCAGCTCTTCAAAGGCTGTCCTGTGAGAGTCCCGGCCGTTCTTTGATCGCTTTGAAAGCTCGTCAATGTAAGGCCTCCAAGTTTCTTTGTTCGATAGCAACACTAACAATAGCCCTTTAGCCTGTAGGCTTAATTGATTATTTTGAATAGAATGATTATTTAACTGGGTATAATTCTCATTCGTGTTCCTAAAGATGTACTGCATATCATATTTCGTTATCCTTCCGTTCCAAAATTTCCTGATAGATTTCAACAAGCTTAGTTAGTCGGTTACATTCTTCTACTACTGCCTTGTATTTTCGTCTGATGGCCATTACGTCCCGATTCACTTCAATAGCAAGGGCCTTCCATTTTTCGGTTTCATTCGGTAGCGCCACGACCGTTTCAGGCTCTTCCGTATTAAAATAATTCTTGATACTCTTAAATATGTTCATGCTTGATTCTCCTTTGTGTCTATGCTCTTGATAATGCGGTAATATTGATGCCCAGCAGGGATAATATATCCTGTCAGATCCTCAATCTCTGATCCGTCGGCCATGATGTTTATAATTCTAGGCTTCCATTGCTTTTTTTGTCGCTTCATGGTATAATCTCCTTATAAATTTTTCTTTGTCCTTCAACGGAACTGCTGTTCTGGAAGGGCTTTTTTTGTTTAGCCGACAAGTCCCAAAGAAGTCTGGCTATTGAGTTGTTTGATTTCCATTTTGGTGTTATGTGATGGTTCCCATGATTTCCAGTAGTCAAATGCCTCCTGTTCATCTTTGACCTGTAACATATCGTAGCGAGGAATGCGAAAGTGCTCTTTGAAGTCCTTGGCCGCCTGACGGAAGACTTTTCCAGCAAAGGAACGGTTTTTATAAGCCGGGCTTTCCATGCCTCCAAGGGCGTTGATAACTCTTGTTTTACGCAATTTTTCTAGTTCCATGCCAACAGAAGGATTGATAGGCTGTCTGTTTTTCAAATAATCTAAATCACCGGCCATAACTTCATGGCTTTTTTTCAGCTCTTTTTGACCTTGCAAAAGATGGATAAATATATCTTCTTGTGTCATGCCTTCTGGCAAATTTTTGATTGGTTGGTTAATAAGTTCTTGTGTCATTTGAATACCCCTTCGATAATGTTGTTGTCGCTTTGAACCATTCTATTTAGGTCTTCGGCTAGTCGGTTGACTGATTGTTGCAGTTGCTCAAATTCCTTGCGGATTTGAGTATCTGAATTGATGATGCGCTCTTCGTCTACATAGATAAGACCTCCCATATGTAGTAACATTTCGTTCCCTTTTCTCAGGAATGAGAGCAAGTTTTTGTAACTCCCGATTTTTGATTGAGTAGCATCCAGCTCCCCTTGCGATTGCTGAATAGCTTTGGTTAATTCGTCATACTTAGCTGACTTTTCATCAACTTCGGCACGTTTAGCATAAAAATCTTGTAGTTGTTGCTCAAGAAATGCGTTTCTTTCAGCGTAAGCCTCGAATCTCGCTTTTGTTTCTCTTGCCTTCTGGAGCGCTTCCTGATAGTCAGATGGCGTTACTCGGACTTCCTTAATGACTTCCTTAACGACCTCTTTTGGCTGAGGCTCAGAGGCTTCAAGTTCTGCGATTCGGCCAAGAGCCTTTGAGTATTTCTTCTTGATAGTCTGTAACTCTCTGACGGTCAGACTATCACCCTGTTCTAGTCTGTTGATCTGATTCTTCCGCTCTTGTTCTGGGAGTGTTGCGATTAAATAGAGTGCATTTATCCCTAAATTCTGTGACGTCACAGAATTTGGAAGTTCCTTTGCCACCTTCATAAACTGGTTGGCGACCGTCTGGCTGAACTCTATTTTTTTCAACCATTCCATAAATTGACCGTGTGCTAAATCATTTTCTTTAACATGATTTAACCTTCTACCGATTTCCCAAATTGATTGTCCAGCAATTCTCTTGTGATGATTGATTTCCAGCTCAATCTGAGATAGGTTATTTGATAATGCTATTTCATTCACTTTCTAATTCCTTTCTCTTGTGATATAATTTAGTTAGTTATTTTTCTAAGCGCCTGACTTCTGTTAGGTGCTTTTTTGATTCCTTTTTCTGCTATAATGTAAGCAGAAAGGAGATGATGTTATGACTGATTATCAATTAGAAGCTTCTCTGATTATCCTTGGCAAAGAATACGAAAGAGCCAAGAAAGATGGAAAAGAAAGCTTCAGTATACATGTGTCGTTCTTTGATGGCCTAGATACTAATTTCCATCTTCAAGAGTTTGCAAAACAATATCCCGTAAGGATTGTCCGTTTGAAGCCTGACCGAATAACTTTTCTAATAGACTGACCTCATCCAAAGGGAAAGGATTGTTTTCTACTCGTTCATTGAACATAAGAATGACTTCACAATCTTTGTCTCCAAAGTTATTGATAAATTCCACTCGCTCGACTCCGTCAAGAAACATTCCGTCGACGAATACAGCAGGGTGGTTTTTTCTTGCCGTCAACAATACATCATGCTCTGATGTATTTACTGATATAGTTCTGTTAGTTGCCATTTGTTTCATCCTTTCTATCTAAATTCTTCTAAACTCATGTTCAATGCGTTTGCGATTTTTTTTACCGTTTCAAACTGTAGATCTTTGATCACTCCATCTCTCAAGCGATAAATCCCTGCAGTTCCTATCCCGGCTTCTAGGCACAGTTTATAAATCGTCCAATTTTTTTCTGACAGCTTTTTAGATATTGTTTCCCAAAGCATTTATTTTCTCCTTTTATAAATATTTACTACATATTGTGTTACAAAAAATAGATATACATTTTTTACACAATATATTGACAGCATACGTTTATAATCATATAATATATATTGACTAGGACCTCTCAATGTTTTAGTCAAAAAATCAATAGAAAGGAGCATTATTATGTCAAAGGCTCCAATAAAACCCGGAACAGACAATCAGAAACCTGGTTACTATGTAGAGGTGGGACCTCGTGGCGGAAAAGTTACTAATGGCCATACCGCCACTATTGGAAAAGGCGATCGGCTCCCTCCGACATCTGCCAAAGGTAACGGATGGAAGAAAGTCTAATCTTCGTCTGCGTACAATCGTTCAATGGTTGTACGCTTTTTCCATAAACAAAAGCACATTCCAAAAATATTAATTTGAATCCATGCTTCAGCGTAATCTTTCCCATTGCTTGCGTAATGAGTTATATAATGATGTATCATATTTATTCCTTTTCTAAACCGATTCAATTAGTCGTCTTAGCTTTTAGCTCAAGTTCCATTTCATTTAGCCGTCGAACAGCCACTTCTAGTTCTTCGGCTTTTTTAATAACATCTTTGGCAGATTCTATAAAATCTGATAAATTTTCAATTTCGATTCGTATCACTATAAATTTTCCTTTCTAATTTATACGAAATTTTCGTATTTTTTACCTAAAAAAATATCATCAAATTTCACGTTGAAATAAAGCATGTATTTTTTTAATAGTTGGTAGCCAATATCAGAGCTGTCTTTTTCCATTCGGGCGATTGTCTGGCTAGACACCTCAAATTCTTGTGCTAACTCTGTTTGAGTAAGTCCTTTGTTGATTCGCATTGCTTCCAAAGTCCATTGCATACTTTCTTGACCGTCCTTTCTTCATTTCTTTTTTTGTTTTCAAGGCCGTAACTCAACCTTACAAGATCATTATAATACGATTTTTTCGTATTGTCAATAGAAAATATCAAAAAAATAAGTTTTTTTCGTATTTTTTATTGATTAACTATCAAAGATGATATATAATGTACTTATAAAAGATAAGAGGTTGTCGTTAAATGGACGAAAAGAAACGAATGCAAATTATTGCTGATAATATTACCAGATTTAGAAAAGAGCGTGGAATCACTCAAAAGGATTTAGCTAAAGAGGTAGGAATTACAGCAAGCACAATGACCGATTATATGAAGCTGAGAAGCGCCCCTTCTTTTGGGGTTATCCAAAAATTAGCGGATTATTTCGGGGTTAAGAAGTCAGATATAGACTCTACCTTTAAAGAAAGAAATAAAATTGAGTCAACTGGTGAGGTCAAGAACTTTGATATAAGACAAGCTATACTTTTATCGAATTATTCCAAGCTTGACAACGTAAGAAAAAATGAACTGCTTGCCGTTTCTGAAAAAATGGTAGCGGAAGACCAAGATAAAATAATCAATATTCAGGACAAGCTTGCAGAATACGACACAAGGAAGCGAGTAAGTCTAGCAGTTCCCGGAAAAGTTTCTGCCGGGACTGGATATTGGCAAGAAGCGGACTATGACACAATGGTAGACTTCTACGCTGACGAAGTTCCAGATAAAAGTAAATATGATACTATTGCTGTAGTAGTTGGTCACTCTATGGAGCCGAAAATCAAAAATGGAGATTTTCTTTTCATAAAGCTAACGGATATTGTTGATATAAATAAAATTGGAGTCTTTCAGGTCGAAGGTGAAAATTATGTTAAGAAATTAAAAAACGACCGTTTGCAATCGCTGAACCCTGATTATGAAGATATTCCACTATCAGAAAATATGCGAGCGATCGGCGAAGTCGTAGATGTATATAGAGATTAAAAAATAGGAGATATGAAAAATGAAAATAGGAGTAAGAACACCAAGCCTTTCAAAGAGTTTGAAGGCACGCACCACAGGACGGATTAAACGGCAGATGAAAAGGGCTGTTAATCCGCTCTACGGCAAGAAGGGGATGGGATTTATTAAGAACCCAGAAAAAGCCTTATATAATAAGGTTTATCATAAAGTGACCGTAGACCCTCTCAAGAGTGTTAAGAGCGGACCGAAGAAGAAAAAGGCCACGTCTAGTCAGTCAGCACAAAGACAAGCGACGGTCTCAAGGCCTAATCCCGTAGTATACAAGACTGTTACTTATACTTGCAACAAATGGATTTATATTTCTTTAGCTGTCTTCTTCGGATTTATCGGGGCACAATTTTTCTATTCTGGACAAAAGAAAAAAGGGTTCTTGTCCCTCTTGTTCTTCTTCACAACTATACCGTTATTTATAGGTCTCGGTCAGGCTTTTGTGGCCCTGTTTCAAAAAGCCGACGAAAACGGGAATATCACCCTTGAGGTTAAACAGAAGGGAAATAAATATCAATTCATTTCCGAGTTCAACAGAATTAAAAGGCTACTTGATGAAACTAATGATCTTGAACCCGTCTTAAAGACAACGCTAGAACCTAGCGAGTATGTAGAAACCCTCGGCAATATGGTTAGAAATTTAAACCAAGTGACGGAATTTTCAAAGGCTAACGCTAATAATCCTAGCTTTGACGCCAGAACAATGGCCGGAGGCTTGGAGAAGATGGCCAACGCTTTGGCAGAAGAAGGTAAAGCCTTTATTATCCGCTATCATGCTGAAAATCCAACCAAGGAAGGCAAGGACAAGCTAGACGAATATTTAGGCTATTTTAGCCCAGAAGCTGTTAGTCTAGCCAATCAACTTTATAAGTAAAAAAAGCCCCACGCTCAAAGATTGGACCCAGAGAGCGTGAGGAAACTAGGCAAGAAAACATTTCAAAAGGTCAATCCTCTTGAGGTGCTTTCTTGTACCTATTTTATCAAATTTGAGGTACAAAAACAATGCAAACAATAAACAAGGTGGCTATATACGTTAGGGTTTCAACGACTAATCAGGCCGAAGAGGGGTATAGTATAGACGAGCAAAAGGACAAGCTAAAGAGTTACTGCGATATTAAAGACTGGAACGTCTATAAAGTGTATACCGACGGAGGATTTTCAGGATCTAATACAGAGCGTCCAGCGTTAGAAAAGCTTATCAAGGACGCCAAAAACAAGAAATTTGATACAGTTTTAGTCTATAAGCTGGACCGCTTGAGCAGAAGCCAGAAAGACACGCTCTATCTGATAGAAGAAATTTTTATCAAAAACGGGATAGAGTTTCTGAGCCTGCAAGAAAATTTTGATACTTCGACACCTTTTGGAAAAGCTATGATCGGACTCTTAGCTGTATTTGCTCAGTTAGAGCGGGAACAAATCAAAGAACGTATGCAATTAGGCAAGTTAGGACGTGCTAAGTCTGGCAAGTCTATGATGTGGTCCAGAACGTCCTACGGATACGACTACCACAGAGAAACGGGCGCAATGACCATCAACGAGCTAGAGGCTATTGCAATTAGAGATATTTTTGAATCGTATCTAAACGGCATGTCTGTTACTAAGATAAGAGACATGCTAAACGATAAATACCCTAAAACTCCGAACTGGCACTATCGAATTGTCAGGGGGATTTTGGCAAATCCTGTATATTGCGGATACAATCAATACAAAGGACATGTCTTCCTAGGAAATCACGAACCGATCATCACCGAAGAAGCATTTAATAAGACTCAAGAAGAGCTTAAAATCAGGCAACAAACAGCCTTAGAGAAATTTAATCCAAGGCCATTTAGAGCTAAATACATGCTGTCAGGAATCGCACAATGTGGCTATTGTGGCGCCCCACTCTCTATCACACTTGGAACAATCAGAAAAGACGGGACACGAAATATAAGATACCAATGCAAAAATAGATTCCCACGGGCGACAAAGGGCGTCACGGTCTACAACGGCAATAAAAAGTGTGACTCTGGATTTTATGAAAAATCCGATATTGAGCAATATGTGATCGAACAGATCTGTAAGTTACAGCATGATAAAAAGTATGTTGAAGAATTATTTGCGGACCACGGTCCATCTGTGGACAGGGTGGCTTGTCAAAAACAAATCGACCTCTTGACTAATAAAATTAGCAGACTAAATGACTTGTATATAGACGATCGTATCACTCTGGAAGAATTGCAGACTAAATCATCTGAGTTTTCTAGCCAGCGATCCATATTAGAGGAAGAACTAGAAAACGATCCAGCTCTGAAAAGAAAGAAGAGAGAAGCTGAAATGAAAAAGATTTTAAAAACGGACGATATTCTAGGCATGGACTACGAACGCCAAAAAACTATTGTTAGGTCCTTAATTAATAAGGTTCGGGTGACAGTTGATAAGATTGTCATCAAGTGGAAAATATAAGAATTTTACTATCCTTGATTTCCACTAAAGTAAAGGCTTTCACACGTAATTTTTTTAATTTGTTCATAGATGAACCTCCATATTTTGATAAAGGGGCAA